CTGTCGCAGGCGGAGCGTGCGGCTCTGGCCGAAAACCCTTGGCAAATCTTTCGCCCTCGCCGCCGCGTCGCGTTTTTCGACCTCGGCGCAGGCGCCGGCTCATCTTTCAACGCCGCAGCAGCCGGCCAGGCTCAGTCCTCTGGCACCGCCCAGCTCGCCGCCCAGGTCGCCCTCGCCGGCATCGGCGTCGCTGTCGCCGGTGGCCAGGCCGCTGCCACCGTCGCCGTCCCGCTGGCCGCCGCCGGCATCGCCATCGCGGGCGGACAGGCCAATGCCCGCGCCACCGTCGCCATCACCGCCGCCGGACTCGCCCAGGCCGCCGGTCAAGCCGGCCTATCGGCCGCCATCCTTGCGCAAGCCGCCGGCGCTGCCCAAGCCGCCGGGAATGCCCAACTCGCCGCCCAGCTGCAGGCGCTGGCCAGCGGTGCCGCGCAGGCAGGCGGCAGCGCAACGCTGAGCGGCGGGGCAGAGGGCAGTATTGCTGCCGCTGGTAGTGCGCAGGCCTCCGGCGCCGCGGTGTTGAGTGTCAGTGTCCAGCTGCAGGCTGCAGGCGCAGCACAGTCGTCCGGCTCGGCCAATGGCATGGCAGGAGCTCCGGGCTCGGTCAGCGCTTCTGGCGGCGCCTCCGCTGGCGGTGCGGCTACCTGGTCGGCAGCCGTTGCGCTGTCGGCGGCTGGCTTCGTGCAAGCCATGGGGGCAGGGGCGTGGGTTGTTGAAGTGCCGCTTTCGGCCTTTGCCGGGTCGTCAGCAACCGGAACGGCAACGCTTGCCGATATCGGGGCGGTGGTTTTTGCCCGGGCGCCGGATGGTGCCGGGCCGTCGATCATCCTGCCAGGCGGGCGCCGCCCGGTGAGTACGCTCGGTAGCGGCCGCCCGGCCATGCAACAAACGTCCCGTCCGATCAGTCGCGGCGGCAACCGTCGTTAAGGACATCGTATGGCTTACAAGATCATCGTCGAGCCGGCCGAAGAGCCGGTCACGCTCGCCGAGGCAAAGGTGCAGTGCAGTGTCGACGGCGCCGAGTTCGACGCGCTGCTGAACGGCATCATCGCCGCCGTCCGCCAGCGTGCTGAGCATGAGACCGGTCGCGCCCTGGTCACCCAGACGCGTGAGCTGGTTCTCGATGCGTTCCCGCGGGCCTTTATCCTGCGCGGTGCGCCGGTCCAGTCGCTGGTGTCGGTCAAGTACCTCGATGCCGATGGCGCCGAGCAGACGCTCGATCCGCAAGACACGCTGCTCGACAAGGACAGCGAGCCGGGTTACCTGGTGCCGGCCTATGGCAAGGCCTGGCCGGAAAGCTACCCGGTGCCAAACGCCGTCCGCGTCCGCTATGTCTGCGGTTACGGCGGTGCTGCGTCGGTCCCGTCGGCGATCAAGACCTGGATGCTGCTCGCGATCAACAGCCTTTTCGAGCAGCGCGGCGCGTTCGTCACAGGCGCGATCACAGCCACGTTGCCGGATCGCTTCTGGGGCAGCTTCCTCGATCGCTACCGCTTGTACGAGTACGAATAATGCGCGAGCCGACAGCAGGACAGTTGAAGCGCCGCGTCACCCTGCGCAAGTGGCAGGACGTTGCCGCTGCCGGGTTTGGTATCGACCAGACATTCGACGCCGGCGCTACCGTTTGGGCCAGCGTCGAGCCGGTCGGTTCGGCGATCTTCTGGGGTACGCAGCAGATCGAGAACGGGGTAACGCACCGCGTCATCGTGCGGCGCACGTCGGAGATCAACGAAATCACCATCACCGGCGAGCACGTCGCGGAGTATGCCGGGCTTCGGTACCGGGTAAAGCGAGCGTCGGATCTGAACGGTGCGCGGCGGTTTGTCGTGCTCGAGGTCGAGGCGCTGGGGGTTGTCGAATGACCATCGGAACCAAGTTCAATCAGAGCTACTTTGCCGCCTCGGTCTTTTGGGAAGGTCACAGCTACCTCGACTTCGACCGCCGCCAGATCCGCAAGGCCATGCGCGCGATCGGTGCCGACATCCGCAAGGTTGCCCGCAAGAAGATCGCTCGCCGCGCGGTATCGTCTGCCGGCGAGGCGCCCGGCAAGTTGACGGGCACGCTGCAGCGCGCTGTGAAGCACCGCGTCAGCAAATCTGGCCTGCTGGTCAGCATCCGACCGGAAAAGACTGCGGCGATGGGGAAGGATTTCTACCCGGCCTTTCTGAACGCCGGTGTGCGTCAGGGTTCGGCGATGAAGCGCCTGGCGCCTGGTGAAGGCCTGGGCGTCAGCAACCGCCGTCGCCGTGGCCAGCGGGCCGAGGAAAAGGCAGCCTCGGCGGCAGGCGGCTGGCGCATCGCGCCGCGCGCCAACTACATGGTCGAAGCCCTCGAAGAACGCCGAGAGAACGCCCGCCAGGTGCTGGCCGGCGCCCTGCAAAATGCCTTGATTGCCCGCAAATGAACATTGACCTGATCATCGCCGCCCTGCGGCTGCGCTGCCCCAGCTTTGCCGGCCGCGTCGCCGGCGCCGCGCAGTTCCAGCTGCTGCCGGAAAAGACAAACCTGCCGGTACCGAGTGCCTATGTCGTCCCGCTGGATGACAACCCGGAGGCCAACCGCAGCGCCACCGGCTACCGGCAATCGGTCAGCGATTCGTTTGCCGTCGTCGTCGCGCTCTCCAACATCGCGGACGAGCGCGGCCAGGTCGCGGCTGGCAACGTGCATGCGATCCGCCGCGAACTGTTCAAGGCGCTGCTCGGCTGGCAGGTGTCGGAGGATTACGACGGTGTCGTCTACGACGGCGGCAACCTGCTGTCGCTCGACCGTGCCAGGCTCTGGTACCAGTTCGAGTTCTCGGCCGCCTTCGAGATCGGCAGCGACGACGTAAGCGATCCCGATACCTGGCAGGCCATCGATCTGGCTACGTTGCCGAACCTGACCGAAATCCACCTCGACGATGTCGCCAATCCGGCCGATATCGACGCGGACAACCCGACGCCGGACGGACGCACTGCGGCCCGCCAGCGCATCACCCTCGACCCGCCCTAACCAGGAGCTTCACCCATGTTCATCAAGCCCGTTCCGGGCCGGCAAGTGCCGGATCCGGAAAAGGGCGGCTTCGTGCCGCCCGAAGGTCGGGTCGTTGCCGACCAAGACCAGTACTGGCTGCGCCGCATCGCCGATGGCGATGTGGTCCAGGCCGATCCGCAAACCGCACCCGTGAAAGGGGGTAAGGCCAAATGATCAGTTTCAACAACATCCCGGCAGCGATCCGGGTGCCCCTGTTCTACGCCGAGGTCGATAACTCCCAGGCTGGCTACTTCGAGCAGAACCTCAAGACCCTGCTCGTCGGCCAGAAGCTGGTCGCCGGCAGCGCCGCCGCCAATGTGCCGATGCTCGTCTCGCGCACCGACGAAGCGCGTGCCCTGTTCGGCCAGGGCTCGATGCTGGCTCGCATGCACGAGATCTACCGCCAGAACGACGACTTCGGCGAAGTCTGGTGCGTCGCCCTCGATGACGCCGGCGCTGGCGTTGCCGCCACCGGCACGGTCGCCATCACCGGTACCGCTACCGCGGCGGGTGCGCTGAATCTGTACATCGGCGCGCAGCGCGTGCACCTGGCCGTTGCTGCAAACGAGACGGCCGCGTCCGTCGCTACTGCGCTCGCTGCGGCAATCAACGCCAATGGCGAACTGCCGGTGACCGCCGGCGCGGTTGCCGGTACCGTCACGCTCACCGCGCGCCACAAGGGCGAGGCCGGCAACGCCGTCCGCCTGCAGCTGAACTACCGGGGTAACGCGGGTGGCGAATCGACGCCGGCCGGCCTGGCTGTCGTGCTGACCGCCATGGCCAACGGCGCCACCAATCCGAGCCTGACAGCCGCGCTCGCCGCGATGGGTGATGAGGAATACGACTTCATCGTACAGCCTTACACCGACACCGCGACGCTCGATGCCTTCGCGACGCTGATGGGCGACACGACCGGCCGCTGGTCGTGGTCCAAGCAGCTCTACGGTCATGTCTACACCGCCAAGCCGGGCACGCTGGTCGCCATCACCACCCTGACCAGTGCCCGCAACGATCAGCACATGACGATCGCCGGCTACGAAGCCGAGGTGCCGAACCCGCCGTGGGAGTACGCGGCGGCTTATGGTGCCCGCAACGCCAAGTTCATCGCCATCGACCCGGCCCGGCCGACGCAGACCGGCGAGCTGATCGGCATCCTGCCGGCGCCGCAGGAAAAGCGCTTCCTGATCAGCGAGCGCCAGACCCTGCTGACGAAGGGCGCGGCGACCAGCTACGTCGGCGGCGGCGCGGTGCGTGTCGAGCGCGCGATCACGACCTACCAGAAGAACCTCTGGAACCAGCCTGACCCCAGCTACCTGGACAGCGAGACGATGCACACGCTGGCTTACGTGCTGCGCAACCTGCGCTACCGCATCACGCAGAAGTACCCGCGCCACAAGCTGGCCAACGACGGCACCCGCTTCGGTGCCGGCCAGGCCATCGTCACGCCCAAGGTCATCCGCGCCGAGCTGGCTGCGGCCTATGCCGAGATGGAAGCCAACGGCATCGTCGAGAACGCCGAGCTGTTCGCGCAGAACCTGATCGTCGAGCGCGACGCCAACAACCCGAACCGGCTGAACGTGCTGTTCCCGCCCGACCTGGTCAATCAGCTGCGCGTCTTCGCCGTGCTGGCCCAGTTCCGCCTGCAATACCCCGCCACCGCCTGATAGGAGTCAATCAACATGGCAAAACGTGTCGCCGGGATCTGCTACGTCAAAGCCGATTCCGCACAACTGGAAGTGCAGGGCGGGGTCGAGTGCCCCGCCTCCGATACCAACCGCGAGACCGTCATGGGGCTGAGTGGCCCGGCGGGCTACAAGGAAGTCGCCCGGGCGCCGTACATCAAGCTGACGGCCATCGCCACGCCGGATTTCCCGCGCAAGACGCTGGCCGAATCGACGGACATGACGATCACCGCCGAACTGGCCAACGGCAGCACCTACGTGCTGTCTGGTGCCTACTTGGTTGGCGAGCCGGCCATCAATGGCGATGAAGGCACGATCGAGCTGCAGTTCGAAGGCACGAAGGGGATCTGGCAATGAGCGCCGTAACCATCGCCCTGAGCAAACCGATCACCGCACACGGTGCCGAGGTCGACCAGCTGAGCCTGCGCGAACCGAATGCCGGCGACGTCATGGAGTGCGGCTATCCGCTGGGTATGCAAGATGACCTGGCGATTCCGCAGGCCGCGCCGATCGGTCGCCTGATCGCCCGGCTGGCCGGCATTCCGCCGTCGTCCGTCAAGCAGTTGGCCATGCCTGACTACAACCGGGCGATGGGGGTCGTGCTGGGTTTTTTCGGCGGTTCGGAAGGCCGGGCGACGCCCTGACCGATCTGGCTTTCGAGCTGGCCTACTTCTGGAAGGTCAGCCCGGTGGAAACCCTGGCGCTGCCGCTGCCCCGCCTGCTGGCGTGGGAGCGGCAGGCGTCCCGTATTGCAGAGGAGTTAGGGCATGAGTAACGCGCATCTGAAAGCCATCATCTCGGCCACCGACAAGCTGTCGCCGGTGCTGAAGAACATCAGCCGGGCGATGCGCTCGACCAAGAAGGCAGTGTCGGAGATCGGTAACGCCGGCGCCCAGCTGCGCGATACGCTGAGCGGTATCGTCGCGCCGCTCGGGGCCGTAGTTGGCCTAGGTGCGGCGGCCGGCTTCGGCGGCCTGGTCGGTAAGGTTGTGCAGACGTCTGCACAGTTCGAGAAGTTCCAGACCATTCTGGAGACAATCGAAGGCAGCAGCGAGAAGGCCAAGGCCAGCATGAGCTGGGTCAGCGACTTTGCCACCAAGACGCCGTACGAATTGCAGGAGGTTACGGATGCCTTCGTCAAGCTCAAGGGGTACGGAATCGACCCGCAGGCAGGCGCATTGATGGCGGCCGGCGATGCAGCGGCGGGTATGGGCAAGCCGCTTGAGCAGGCGGTCGAGGCGCTGGCCGTCGAGCTCGTAGCCGACGCACAGCTTGATCTCCTTGAACCCGTCGAGCACGTCGAGCTTGGTCA